GCATAATCTCCGTAAATGAAAAGATCTGGAACATATTGTTGATAATAGTGATTACCTTCTTCAGTCGCAGACAAAACTATTCCAGCTGGTAAATGTTTCTTGTGCCATAAAATGTCAGTGACGAGTGTAGATTTACCAGTATTACGCTTACCAACAAAAACACATACTTTATCATCCGCCATGGTGGCTGGATTAAATTTACGTAATCGTAGATCCATCTATAATACCGCCCCGTTTTATTTCATAAAATTTTACTCACATCTAGTAAGAATGGCAGGTAAACTTCAAATCGCCATAACAGGAACCCAGGACCAGTGGCTCACAGGTGCTCCTGAGATTTCGTATTTCGTTACGAACCATAAGAGACATACACGGTTTTCTACAGAAGCCGTTGAGATGCCTTTCGACGGTAAATGTGATTTCTCAAGCTCCGTTGAGTGTAAAATTCCGCAAAACGTAGGGGATCTCATACGTAGTACGATGTTAAAAATTAAATTAGGTAATTTGTCGACCGACACATCTACTGAAAAATATAGATACAACACTCCAGCGGCCTTGAGTATCATAAAACACGTCGACCTCGTAATTGGAGGGCAAATTATAGAGCGTCTCACTGGTGATTATATTTATATGTATAATCAGTTATATAACAATAAAGATGATGTAAACCAATCTCTTTATTTCTTATCTGGACACGGCGAACATCTGCAAGTATCGGATTCATATAACACATTTTACGTAAATATTCCATTTTACTTTTTTAGAAATCCTAGCTTGGCAGTACCCGTCTGTGCAATCACCAAACAACTCGTTGAAGTACGTGTCACGTTCAAAGATGTAAATGATGATGTAACTTTCAAATATACCATAGATGGGTCGGTGACTAAGAGAGATAAAACAACCGAAGGATCTATCGACAATGTTTCACTCATTACTGATTTCTATTTCGTCGCTGAAGATGAAAGAAACTTTTTACTCACACGTCCGATGGAATACATAATATCACAGTTACAAATGTCTAAATTACTGTACAAGCCAAACGAATCAAAAAAATCGGCTCTTTTGAAATTTAAACACCCCGTGAAAGAATTATTCTTCTCGGCGAAGGAAAAAACTGGTATAACCAACGTATCTGAACCTGTGTACGCAATTTCACAACCTGTCGCGACCATCAACGCCCAGGGAGGGTCTGTAATTTCGAATAACGGGTTAGTCGCTGTGACATATGACAACAGCTCGACGGGAGAGGTGAACATTTACGAAAAAGATTCGAGTGGAAACTGGCCTTCCACCGCCTCGGCGACGTACACGGGGTCCTCTTCAAGCGAATATTTAGGACGGGTCCTAGGCGTTTCGGATGATGGTACTCGGGTTGCCCTACAATCGTCCACGAAGATGATAATCGTGGAGAAACAATCGGGCGTTTGGACGCAGATCGGTTCGGATATAACAGCACCCTTTACTGCCATAACCGGAAGTTGCCTGACCGGCGACGGTACTAAGGTTTTCGGGTCTCTGGCGTCGCCGGCCAATTGGACCCAGTTGGGTGCCGACATCGATGGCCAATCTGCGGCCGACCAGTCTGGGTACTCGGTATCTATGTCCTCAGACGGCACGCGCATGGCGGTCGGCGCCATAATGCCCCCCCAGAGCGGCGGCATCCCCGGCGGGACCGGTAAGGTTCGGGTGTACGAATGGGACAATGTATCTTGGAGCCAGCTTGGCGCAGATATTAACGGCGAGGGTGTGGAAGACTACTTTGGCAATTCAGTGTCTATATCCCCTGACGGCACGCGCGTTGCGATCGGTGCACAATTTAATAACCCCACCAATACTGCTGCCGGCGACAGAGTCGGCCATGTGCGCGTGTACGAATGGGACAATGTATCTTGGAGCCAGGTGGGTGGCGATATTGATGGCGAGGCTGTGGGCGACCAGTCTGGGTACTCGGTATCTATGTCCTCAGACGGCACGCGGGTGGCGATCGGCGCTTTGTTTAACGACGGCACCGCCTTCAACGCCGGCCACGTGCGGGTCTATGAATACGATGCTACTTATGGTTGGAATAAAATTGGAAATGATATCGACGGCGAGGGTTATGGAGACCGGTCCGGGCGATCAGTATCTCTATCATCGGATGGCACGCGGGTGGCGATCGGTGCATATATTAACAACCCCACCAATAATGGTGCCGGCGTCGGCATCGGCCATGTGCGTGTGTACTCAGAGAGCAGCGGGGCGTGGAGCCAGTTGGGTGGCGATATCGATGGCGAGGCGCGAGACGACTTGTCCGGGTGGTCAGTATCTATATCAGGAGACGGTACGCGGGTGGCGATCGGCGCTCCCTACAACGACCCTAGCACCGGTAATAACGCCGGCCACGTGCGTGTGTATGATTGGGACAATGTATCTTGGAGCCAGGTGGGCCAAGATATCGACGGCGAGTCTGGGGGTGACCAATTCGGAAACGCGGTATCTCTATCATCGGATGGCACACATTTGGCGATCGGCGCTCCCTACAACGACCCTAGCACCGGCGATAACGCCGGCCACGTTCGGGTGTACGTCTACAACAGCGTCACTCCTGCGTGGGAGCAAATAGGGCCAGATATCGACGGCGAGGCTTTGGACGACTTGTCCGGATACTCGCTATCTATGTCCTCAGACGGCACGCGCGTGGCGATCAGCAGTCCTTTCAACGACGAAAATGGCATTTCGGCCGGGCACGTGCGCGTGTACTCACTCTCTGCACCCACTACACCAGCAGTTTCATCATGGGAATACAGTGGTAGTAGTTGGTCACAGTATCGCCCCGATATCACTGTAAACACGGCCATATCCAGAATCTCTCATTCGACAAACGGTGAAATCCTGGGTTTGGAAGATGCGACCAAAACCGTTATACACGCGACGACCGGCTCGGCGTCTACGTATACCAAGCGCCACGCTGATACTCAATATAGTGAAAGGTATCATTCACTATCGAGTGATGGTGCGAATTTGGTATCTTTGGAAACTTTGGGATCTAAGGTGTGGAATCAAACAAACTATGTCTACGATGGCGCGGCAGGAACACAAGTCCCTTGGTATACCACTTCCGCTTCTAGCATGGTAGAGATCTCAAGGAATGGCAACTTCGTATTTTGGAATGATTCCAGTTCTAATACATTTAAGTTATACAGCAAATCGGTAGTTGATGGAAACGTCCAGTGGACATTGGAAACGAGCCTCGCGTACACGTACTCTCCAGTTAAGATGTCACCACTCGGAGGCGATGCTATCATAGTGACCGGATCGGGGTCGGTGGGTGCCAAGATTCACGACATCACGGCCACTTCGGGAGGTACTGAAGATCGTCTACTTAACATCTCATCATCCGACCAAGAATTCACGACACTTTTACCAGGTAAACGTTCCGATCACAGATTAATAAAAAATGTAAAATTCGCATGTAACGGTGAAACTATTTTCGATCAAAGTGGACAATATCTGGCGTATGAACAATCTCTTCGACACCATACAGGATGCCCAGACCCCGCGTATGAATTTTATACGTACTCCTTTTCTCTCCAACCCGAGATGTATTACCCCACGGGACAATTAAACATGAGTCGTATAATACATAAAAAAATTGATATAGAATTGGAAGAAACATCAACTACACGTGACATAGATGTTTCAGTATATGCATTAAATTACAATATACTTCACGTAGAAAGTGGTTTAGCAGGCTTAAAATTTTAACGTATAGTATTAGGAATGGCGGGACGATTACAACTCGCCACGAAGGGTACTCAGGATATATTCTTCACGGACGATCCAGAGTACACGCACTTCGTAAAAAATTTCAGGAAACATACAAACTTCGCGAAATATGAAGTAAACCATGAATTAGATGGAAACCTAGAATATGGAAGTACTTTAAGATGTACGATTCCTAACAATTGTGGTGATCTCATAAAAAACGTTAGTGTTCAGTTCGAACTTCCACCTCTCACGTTTGGTACTACGTATACATACATAGAATCCATAGGTCATGCGTTGATTGAATATATAGATTTGATCATAGGAGGTCAGGTTATTCAGAGAATACCAGCAGATTGGCTCCAGATACACTCCGAAAACTACATAACTCAGACGAAACAAACGAATTTGTCCAAATTAATAGGTAAATGTCCAGACGAACTTTCGGGAACAAAGGTCAGTGATACAAAAATACAAGGATATTTGGGAACCGCAACTACTCCCCGAAAATGTATAGTAGACATACCCTTTTATTTTTATAATAATCCGGAATTGTCTCTCCCTTTATGTGCACTTACCCGGCAAGAATGTGAAATAGAAATTAAATTAAACACTCGAGAAAAGTGTATAACCGATTTACCGGTGAGCGCTTCACCCAATAATACGACATTCAATGTTGTTGAGAATGGTACGACACAATATATAATAGACGGAGCGACCCACCCCACTCTTACATTGATAAAAGGGAACACGTACAATTTTACATACAATAAATCTGGGCATCCTTTCGCATTGAGAGAAACGGATGGAACATCATACGCGAATGGTTTAAGTTCGACAACGGATCCCGCAACTTTTATAGTTCCACTCGATGCGCCGAATACGTTGGAGTATTATTGTACATCACACTCGGTTATGAAAGGAACTATAAATCTAATTTCTTCAGGTATATATGATGTGGGTATAAACTCGATGTCTCTCCAGACAGAAATGGTACAACTCGGAGACCCAGAACGGATAAAATACCAATCAGAAGAAGTGAATCATATCATAACACAACTCCAAGTGAGTAGGGATACGATTCCGGCCAATACAAACCCTTTTAAACATAGAACCGAATTTATAAATCCAGTCAAAGAATTATTTTTCGTTATACAGAGAACGAGTGTATCGAATCCATTTGATTATGATCACCCGAGTCAGATTTTAAATAATGATTATATTTCCTACGAAAATTTACAAAGTTTGGAGATAACACTAGACGGCGAGGTCATGTTGAATGAAAAGACGGGTAAATTCATAAACCTTCGAGCTGTTCAGAGTGGTATTCATCATTCTCGGACGCAATTATTTAGACGATTTTACTCGTATAGTTTCGCGTTAGAACCAGAAAGATGGTACCCCACAGGTCAAAGAAATTTCAGTATGATCAAAAACCAAAATTTCAAATTTGACTTGAACGCTTTGTCAGAAAATAGAGAGCTTAGAGTTTATGCGCTAAGCAATAACATATTAGAATTTAAAGATGGAGTCGCAAAACTTCGCTTCAACTCTGGAAAAATCGGCAATTGAGATTATAACACCGGTATTAGAACACTCCGTGGTTCTCTCAGGACAATATGCTAAAGCGTGTGGCAGGGATACTATACTAGGAAAAGATATGGAATATTGTATGAAATATTGTGCCATGAACACGGTAGGTAATAAGATAGGTTCCTATTTTCCAGACATTTACGACGAGGAGGAATCTGATGATGAAGAAATCGAAGTCGTAGATGAAGTGGAAGAGGATATTCAATTCGAGCCTTATTCAGGTAGTGATGTGAATATGCTCGCTATAAACGATGCGTATGATGCGTGGGAATCGTGGAAGCCGACTAATCCGTCAGAGAAGATGATAAAAAATGCTATTGATAGTAATGAGCACCTCTGAATTACCAGAGGGATGGACCGATACAAATTATAAATCATTTAAAACGGTAGACAACTCATCAGAATCGAGTCTCTCAGACGAAGAAGATTCTGATGAGGAGGATGAAGAAGGAGATGAAAAAATCAAGGGGTACAGGAAAGAAAAATATAAAAAATTAGTCTTTGTTGAAGAGTTATTACCAGAATAAAATCTTAACCTATTATAAAATGTCTAACCCTGCCGCTTCCGATGTACTCGCTTCCATCTCCCGTGAGCTCGAGACTCAGTCTCTCAACGCCGTTGTTGCGGGTTTCTCCTTCGCGGCTGCCCTTTCTTGGATGGACCTCGTTCGATGGGGTATTCACCAGATCGTACGCGTCCAGAAGAATGGTGGTCTTAACTACGCTCTCACCGCGCTGTTCACCACTCTCCTCTCTGTTCTTGTATTCATGCTCATCTCCCGCGTATCCACTCGCGTCAAGAAGCCCGCTTCTCCCGTTTTCGCCATCACTCGCTAATTTTTTTAGGTCGAGTGAGCAAAATGAACGCTAAACCGACAAATACTATCAGGAAAATGTATACATACCCTTTCCACCTATCCGGATCTTCCATTTCAGGGATGCGCACAGGTGGTGGTAAAGAGAAATCTTTAACGACCTTAGGTGTCGTATATAATTTGTCTGTACTACATTCGATATTTAGTTTTAATATATGGTTAGCGTTTCTAAAATCATACGGGATTAGACGATTATTACTACTGTAAAAGAATTGTATACGTAATTTTGATATGTTTTGTGTACCCGTGTCAAAATTATGCTCTACCGCATCATCAGAACCCGAATAGTTAACCACATCACCACACATGAGAATACGCCCCGTATAGAAAGGTGTATCGGAATACACGGTTTTATTTAGTTCATCAGCGCCGCTGCTGATTTTTATGACGAGGGCATCTGGACCCTGTAAATTAAGACTTCCAGTTGTTAACGTATGATTACTATCGGATACAACATTACTCGCAGGAAAACCTAAAATATCGTGCGGGGTTGTTTTTCCATCTACAGCGACACTAGAGTGATACCCATTTGTACCACCGTAAAAATTAAACGTAAACTGGGAAGAACCAGTAAATGTTATATCATTTTTATCTTTATCATATGCCACAGTTATGCCACTTAATTTGCTATCTAATTCAGTAGCTAAAGTTCTCCCACTATAGTTTCCATTATCAAGTGTGACTGTAGTGGCCGGTGTAGTATTATTAATAGAAAACGTATTGTTATTATCATTAACGAGTAATTGACTCGCATGAATACGTGCGGAAACTATAGACAATTTCTTAACATCATAAATCGGGTGACGTAATTCGACAACGTAGTCTCCTGGATTCGGGTACGATACGGGGTCGCGTTCACCGCTATCTATATCTAACGTGTATACGCTCATTAAAATATATGGATAATATTTTAATGGGTGTTATTTTACAATCTACATTATTTAAAAGTATTGTTGAGATAAAGGGTTCTTTTGCATTTGATTTTTGGCTATGTTGAGACTGGCACCCGATGCCAATGGATTCTGATTTCCCTTGTACGTGTTTAATTGGTGATAAGAATCGTTGGTATATTGCTGTGTCCACCCACCATTGACACCATTGACACGCCCGTCTATACGACTAGTGTCTGTTCTCGCAGCGGTAGGTAAACCACCCTGATTGAGGGGCCCGGAGCGCACGTTCATGCGACCAGCATTACCGGCACGATTCGCCTTGCCTCTGCGATCGTCGGGGCGGAACCCATACTTTTGAAGTTCCTCGACGGTATGGGGTGCCGCGTACGTACGCTTTTCGCCAATTTTGGAGGCGGGCGAGGTGAGGTAGCCGTGTGCGTATTTATGAATATTGGGTGCGGGGTTATTGTTATACGCGTATTGTTCGATATTACCATCCTTCTTATTCCTGGTGGGATCCTGGGAAGATGTGAGTTCAGATACGAGACGCTTAGCTCCACGGAAACCGAGACCGTCGGTTCTGGACCCGGTTTCGGAACGGTTAGTGGGTCGCTTAGTATGTTCATGTTCGGAACGTACGACTACACCCGACATACCCTGCGCCCGTCCACCAACTGGGGGGCGACGACCGGTCAACATCGCGGTAGTCTCGGGCCTATTATTACCTATTTCACCCATGACACCGCGACGACCACCTGATATATCATGCGCTGGACCACTCCTACCAGGTAGGGTAGTTAAACGATACGCACCGACGTTTTCTGGGTTTACACGAAAGAGTTGTTGATGTCCACCGAAAGCGGGAACTTCAGCACCCACGCCTAGACCGGGGCCTACGAGTTGTTTTTCCACTGGGGAAAGATTATTCATTCGGCCTGTATCAAACATACGATCACGCATTTCTAAAACTTCACTTCCACTGGTCCTATATTGAGGAGCTATGTCTCCGAATGTGGGATGTTCGAGTTTGCGCTGTGGTGTACGGGTTGAGGAATTATCCATAATCGCTGGAGCGACCATATCCTGTATGGGTTGTATAGACTCGGTCACGGGTGGGATGGTTTTTTCGGGTTGCTCGCTTAATCGCTTTCCTAAATAAGCTAATCCAGCTATAGCAGCTATAGATACTGGGTCCGCCATTCTTAATTGTTGTCGATATTTTTTATTTAGCATATCTCTGATTGAACACAACATTCTGAGTCATCGCACGAGTACTGGCGGGCTCATAAGTCCTGGTTCGAAGAGGCAACTTGCATTCGACATTTTGAATGGGGAAATATTGATTTTCGTATGTTTTAGCTATAGATGTATTAAATGTAGAGGTGGATTGAGGACGTAATTGATCACTCGTTTCTATGAATTGGGCTGGGGAACCTTTACCGGCCATATAGGGAGCGGTTCCGTATAACATGGTATTTGGGCGGCCGCCATAGTTAAGTGTACTGGGCTGAGGATAAACAAAAACTTCATCGGTCGCACACACGGGAGGATGTGCTGGATTCTGGACAAGACTTAATCCTGGTTGGAGTTGGTACGCCATTTATTATTACATGAGAATATTATCTACCTAAATAGGTGGTTTTATTGCATACCACCCGGAGACGATGGACCAGTCCTCATCCCACCGGCACCACCACCGCTACCAAAATTACCATAACCACCACCACCCCTAACACCTTCATTAGTATCTATACCCCCAAAAGCTTCCAATTGAACACCACGAGCGTTGGGGTCGCAGAATAATCCATCAGTCTTGCACATAGGGGCACCCTTCTTACCGTATAAGAATTCAGCATATGCGGTCTGATCGCCTGGTATTCCGGATACTGGAGAAGTTACAAACTGCCTCGCGAGAGCGTTCCTTTGACG